CGGCATAATGCCGGCTGCCCTATTATAGGCTAGCTGCCTGTAGGACCCTTCCGGGTTCCCACTGTAGTTTGTCAGAAACGGAGCGTTAAAATGAAGCCTTTACTTCGTATCGGGTTAACGATAGTCGATCTGGTTATCCAGTTCTTCCTTCGTCCCTTAACTAAGTCGGCTCCAGACGTTACGCCTGACAGTTTGGAAACTACAAAACCAAAACCACCTTCACCAATTAGTAAGTCCTATGAGGAAGTTCCTTATTGGCATATTGATGAGGATGGTAAAGTCGTCTACTCGGATGACTTTATTAAGTCCCTTAATCGGGATACATCGTCGAAAGGTGATGTATGACTTCTGGGGCCACTGGCGATACAAACATCGGCACGTGGTCTACTTCCTCGTCCCAGACCGGACTAAAATTTGTTAAATTTTGGAACGGCACAGATGGGAAGTATGAGATATTTGATTATGGGGCACGTGAAAAGTGGAACTCTTATGAGTCCCACATCGTGTCCCGTCTGATATCTCAACCGAAGTGGCAAGGTCGCCGTAACAACGGCGATACCTTCACGGTGGATAGCGTCACAATCCGTGCCATCCTTGACACGGGAATCACGACGTTCTCTTACCCGCCTGCTGAGTACAATCGTTTACTAGAGAAAATCCTTAACAAGGTCAAAGGTCACGACTTTAATTTAGGCGTGAACGCTGGCCAAGCGAAGGAACTAGTCGACATGTGCTCAAGTACACTTAATAAGCTCGGACGTTCAATACTATGCGTTAAGCGTGGTGATCTCCTTGGGTCTTTAAAAGCTCTTGGGGTTCAGCGTCCGCGAAGAGGTCATGTCCGCTTTGTTGCGGATAACCTCTTCGGTCGTTGGTTAGAGATTCAATATGGATGGCTTCCAACCATCTCTGATGCTTACGAGGCCGCTAAGGCCTTCGAGCAGATCTCTAACGGTCCCCGTACGTCCAGATTCGTGGTTCAAGGTAGGATTCCAATCGTGGATTCCTATGGCTCAGCTGGTGCTTTGGAAGGCCGTATTCACGGCCTCCGCGGCGTTCGACTACAGTTCGAACTGTATGAAGAAATGTCGTTTGCACGTCAGCTTGGTCTTCTTGATCCTCTGTCGGTCGCATGGGAACTAACACCTTATTCATTCGTTGTGGATTGGTTTATCCCGATCGGGAATTACCTTTCCGACCTAGCACAGATCCCTTACCTTAACGGTAGGTGGCTTGTGACCGAATTT